GCTAAACTGACGTACTCGTTAGGGTACCGGGGGTTCGAATCCCCCCGCTTCCGCAGAAAAACCCAGTGATTATCAAGGCTTTACAGTTAATCTGTAAGGCCTTTTCTGTTTTCATACGTCCTTTTAAGTGCTTTTTCACTAAACATTTTCATGGGAAAACCTTGTTATATTTGCATCCAGTATTACAAAATTCTTACAAAAGATATGGCACAGTTCACACCATGTATCAGAAATAAGAGATCGGACGGGTACTATCCGGTCTACATAAGACTATCCCACAATTACGGGATACAGTATATCAAGACAAATTTCATCGTAAACGACAAAGGTTTGAAAAAGGTATACACGAACAGCGGAAAAGCCAAGATCGAAATATCTGATAGATTCGTTTTGAAAGAATGCCTCTTTCTTATTGATAAATACGTGGCGAAATGTAATAATATCAACACATCCGGCATGGATTGTAAGAAACTATTGGAAACGCTGACCTGCGAAGAAAAAGATTTATCTTTCTCCGAGTTCGCTAATAAATACCTTAGGCAGATGATCAATGACAACAGGGAGAGATCAGCCGACAATTATAAATTAGCGTACAACAGCCTAAAGAACTTCATTGGGAAGGATGACTTACGCTTTAAAGATATAACATCCAAGAGGCTCCTTGAATGGATCGAGTCCATGATGGAATCCCCTCGCAAGAGAAACCTTTACCCTACATGTATCAAGACCATGATAACCGCTGCGATGAACGAGTACAATGACTATGACAACGACATAGTCCCGATCAAGTACAATCCATTCTCCCGGATAAAGATCCCGAAGAACAAGAGGGCAGAAAAGAGAAGCGTACAGGTTGACGTGTTGAGGACCTTCTTTGCCTGCAGCACTCCAGATATTATAAAGAAGCAACCATCACGCATGGCCATAGCCAAGGACGTGTGCATGTTGATATTTTGCCTCGCAGGTATTAACGCCGCAGACCTATATGACATGGAGAAATCTTGCCTAGATGGATGGACCTTGAAATATAAGCGAAAAAAGACCCGTGACAAAAGCGACTATGAGGCCTATATGGAGATAAAGGTTCCTGAGATAATCAGACCATTATTTTCTAAATATGAGGGAAACAAGAAACTATTTTCTTTTGCGGATAGATATAATGTCGAGAAGAACTTCATTTATTGCGTAGACAAAGGATGTAAAGAGATAATGAAGGCAACAGGCATCAACACTCCATTGTCAACTTATGTTTTCCGGCACTCATGGGCCACGATAGCGCAAAATGATTGCGGAGCAAGCACGGAGCTCGTGGCTTTCTCTTTAAATCATGCGTCAGCGCATAAGGTCACAGAGGGATATATTCGCAAATCATACGATCCTATAGATAAACTCAATGAGAAAGTTATAACAAAAGTTTTCTCTTAACGCAAAGAGGAGGCAAGATGCAAAATCCGCCTCCTCTTTAAGCTAATATGTAATTCTTTGAATAAGGAGTTTACCCCCCCATTAACTTTATTTAACTCATCATTAACAAAGGGGAAAGATACAATCTTCACATCTTTATTTGTTTTTTCTAAATCATTCAGTCGTTTCTCGTGATTTGACAACTGTTTCTCACTCTTTTTCTCAAAATCAGAGAACCTAGCCATTATGACAGCCAACTGTCTCTTTAATAAATCCTCATTCATACCTCTATTGACTTTTATTGTCTATTTATAACAAAACAAACAAAGGATATGGATTTCATATTCTACATGTTGTACAACACCATTCAATATATTAAAAGTAATATTTATCGTCATGCACACACTGCGTACTTCTATATTTACAGAAAATAGTACAAAAATGAAGAAATATTGATATGAAAAAAGATTCCGATAAGATATTCATCCCCCATTATGGCGCAGTAGACAAGAGAATCGCCGAGTCGTACATACAAGCGATGATGAAATACACTAAGCTGTATTGCGATATCAAGCAAACGTCATTAGACATATATTCGGCTTTCTGCTGGCCCGACAAGGACAAAAAAATGCTCGAACCTATCTTTGAACGCCTGGACGCATCCGGACAGATCATACAGGATGTCATGGTTCGTCAGACACTGCTGCTGAAAAGAATAGCGGAAGAATCCTGTAATCCAAAGTAGTCTGACAGGAACAACCGTTATGGCCGTAATATTTCCAGTCCTCTTTTCCATCGCATTGGAGCCGACCGGATATCTCCGACCTTTCGACAAGGCTCTTCCGCACTAAGCTCGTCAAGTCAAACCCGGATCCCGTGCAATCATTATTGGCGCAATTCAAGTGTAAGTATAACTTATCGCTTGGCCTTATCTCAATATGCCTCTCCTCTTTCGAATGGGCGACTGCCGAGATGAACTCCATCTCTATGTACACATCCACCTTTATGGCATCCGGGTATCTCTCAGAAAGACAAGGGGAAGCATTGTACATTAACCCCCAATATTGGGAGGCTTGCTCTTTTAGTCTGGTCTCTTTCGATCTATATTTCATAATACACTATATACTATCCAACAAAACCTTTGGATTCATTTGTAGATACAGTCATGCCTTTTTTCAATGCGGCGTTCTCTGCTTTCAACCTCAATATCTCATCTTCCAGCTCGGCTATAGTATTCCTTTGTTTTTCCACCGTGTCTTGACTGAACTTCAAGGATTGCTTGATAAGTTCAATGTCGAAATCTGATACGAGATACGATTCCTGTCCAGATATGCACATATTGCCTTTTCCACGCATAAGCCACTCAGCTGAAATATCAGGAAATGCCTCTAATATTTTTTCTACGAACTCAAATGAGATAGACCTTATACCTAGAATATAATTATTTACCGTCGTTTGGGGCATGCCTATCAACTTAGAGAACGCTGTTCTTGACAACTTCTTGTCATCAAGAATAATAATAACCCTATCAATTACAGTCATATATATAATATTTTTATTTATAATCAGTCTAAATAAGCCAAATGAGTTTATTTTATCTTTAATTTATTTGCAAACAAACCCATTTGAGCTTATATTCGCGTTATAATAATTAACCAGTCTTGCATACCGCTCATTTAGGTGTCAAGTCGCAAAGATACAAACATTTATGACAATGGAAATACAACAGATTGATTTTAAGATGAAAATAGACTTGCAAGGTAGTCTATTAGCGTTGAAAGAGGGAGAGTCTAGAGCGATCCCGAACAAATATGTCAAGCCATCTGGGGTCAGGTCCTCCATAAAATGGCTTAACCAAAAAGGATATTCTTTCACCTGCACCGAAAATGGATGCTTTGATTACATAATAGTAACCAGATTAAAATAACGCATATGATGGTAGATATATCAGCCTCCCAACTCCATTATCTAAGATTCTTGGAGGCGCACAAGATAAAAGAGGAACCAATGGTCTACATATCTCAGAACAAGGCTTTCCAAAGATTCGGTAGGGCTAATGTAGAAAGATGGAGAGAGCAAGGAAGGGTGAGAGCGTTCCAACGCCCCCAAAGTATAGAGTATCTCATGACAGAGCTTTTAAAAGCCGCAGAAAACCAACAAGATTACATGTAAATACAAAAGCCCCATAGCTCAACGGATAGAGCGTCTTCCTCCTAAGAAGAAGGTTCCGGTTTCGATTACCGGTGGGGCTACAATTAAGATCTTTGACGTATTGTGACCCGGAACGCAGCGACGCCTTCAACGTCGTGAGGTTCCCGGCTATATCAAGGTAACGTGATAGCGATATATGCGCCGTGACTCACGATGGGATATAGCTTACGATAACATCTTCCGTGTCTCCTTTTGGTGTTGTGCCGGTGGCGGCATTGGTTAACCATCATGGAGGATGTACGATACAATCCCCCACCCGTCTATGATTCGGGTTCTCGAAACCGTTGGAGGTTGTGGGGGAGCGAACATTTAATATTAAAGATATGGAAATAAAAGACGAGAAAATAAAGCTTAGAATATGGTGTCTCCAACACCCTTCCGTGAATCTCAAACTATTCGATTTATATGAATGGATAGCGAACAGTGAGGACGAGGAGGAAATGAAGCTACGTATGATATGTGTGGAGACAGAACACATGCACCAGTTCAAGAGCCTAGACGAGGCTTTGAACTGGCTTAAGGCAGGAAAAAGACCTACTTGGGCATCCTAGATCTCAAAATGTTCCTAAATTGATTAATTGGCACGGGTATATGATAGGTTACATATTCACCATGTCCATCTTTCCTGTCAACCGTCACAATGGTACCGGCAGGGCCACCGGCAACTTCTAAGATAATTGAGGGATCCAAAAATAGCGGATATCCATTTCCAAGCTGAAATTCAAGTAAATTATTCATAATGCTTAATTTTTTGTTTCACATCGTAAAGTTAAGCAATCCCGGCGAGAGAGCGATACCCTTGCCGGGAACAAACACCGATAGACCTATTAATAACCAAGTTAATCACATGAAAGAAGAATTCCACCCTAAGAATGGTTAGGGCAGGTAGCGAACCATGATCAGTTTTAATATTATTCGTTTAGCCGCACGATCAAGGCGTGCGTCCAATGTTAGATTGGTTATCTAGTTATATTATTATCTAGGGTTACAGGGGGTTCGAGTTCCCCCGGCTACCACGCTTAAATCACATTGCTAATTATTATACACTTCTCAACCAAGACCTTAATATACTGCCGTGAGGCAGGCAATTAGATATTAGTTATTATTAAACTGTGCCGGGGAATCCCACCCCGGCAAACGCTCCCTTAGCTCAGTTGGTCGAGAGCATTCGCCTCATAAGCGAGAGGTCGCCGGTTCAAGCCCGGCAGGGAGCACGTTTCACCCCTAGGGGTGCTTATTCAATCAACAAAAAATCAGTCACAATTTGCAACGAAAGTCTCCGTCCGTGAGGATATGAAACCTTTTCACATCAAGAAATTTAAATCAACAACATATGATAAAGAGAAACCAAGCATGGTTCTGGAAGATATTCCGGGCCATAAAGAGCATTATCATCTTCTCGCTAAGGATGATCGCAGCTACCGTACTAGGGCTAATGTCAATAGTGTCAATATTTGAGTGGTACGAAAAACCTCTCAATATTCACCTCTTGATCCTAGCGATCATATCAATCTTTATTGTGGTACACCAAATAGTTATAATGACTTATGAGTCAGAAAAATGATTTCGGAGTACTATACGTGGTGCAAGCCCCTTCAAGGCCTAACCGATCCAAGAAGGACGATATCCTAGACGAATTAAAGACACTTAGCAAAGAAGAATTGATAGAGATAAGAAAGACATTGTAGAACTAATAAACGATAAATAAAATGGCTGCTATAAAATCTTACAAGGGATTTGACAAAAATTTAAAATGCCGGGATTTTCAATATGAAATAGGCAAGGAATATGAGATGGATGGAGAGATCAAGGTGTGTAACAGAGGATTTCACGCTTGCGAAAGCCCGTTTGATGTTTTTGATCACTATACTATGATAGACTCTAGGTTTTGCGAAGTAGAGCAAGACGGGAATATATCCAAGGAGGATAGAGGGACAAAGATTTGCTCCTCGAAAATAAAAATAAAAGCAGAGTTAAAATTGGATAACATGATCAATCTTGGAGTTGAGTGGCTAAAAGATATCACATCGCCTGAAAAAATAAAAACGAGCATAAAGGATAATTCGTCCGGCGACGGTGCCCAGATAGGATCATCCGGCAACTATGCCAAGATAGGATCATCCGGCTACTATGCCAAGATAGGATCATCCGGCGACTATGCCCAGATAGGATCATCCGGCGACGATGCCAAGATAGGATCATCCGGCGACGATGCCAAGATAGGATCATCCGGCGACTATGCCAAGATAGGATCATCCGGAGACGATGCCAAGATAGACAGCACAGGCGAAGGCTGTGTCATCATGTGCGCAGGTATTAACTCTGTAGCAAAAGCCTCAAAAGGATCATGGATAACATTATCCGAATGGTCTTATTCTGATAAAAAGAAAAGATATATCCCCGTTTGCGTAAAAACGGAATTTGTTGATGGAGAGAAGATAAAGGCGGATACATATTACAAATTAGCTGGAGGGGTATTTAAAGAAATACAATAGTCCCAAGGCATTGCTTATCGGAGGATCGCATGAGAGACATCTACATCAAAGACCCCGACGGCGAACCGGAATACGACGGGGAGGAAGACAACGAGGAATATGAGGAGAGCATGGAAGAGCTTAGGTTCCTGTGCGATTCATATAATTGGTAACACCTACCCTTACGAGGTGCAACCCCGACCCAGACCGGCAACCGATATCCTAGACAAGTGGTAGGCCATGACGATATCATTGGCCCGGTGGAAAGGGACACGGTAGTGAGGGAAGGGCGGCCGATGGTCTTAGTCCGGGTTCGACTCCCGGAGGCTGACGAATTTAAATGCACGATAACATGGACAAATCAGAAGAGATTGACAAATTAGCGATAGCGTTGGCCAAGTTCCAAGGATCGCTAGAGCAACCAAGCCTCAATTCCGAGGTCAAGGTAAGGACTAAAACGGGAGGAGAATACAAGTTTAAGTATGCGAACCTATCCGAATGCAAAAGGGCGGCGAAACAGCCATTAGCCGACAATGAACTTTCAGTATGTCAGCTAATAGAGGATGATTACTCTATCCGGACCATACTGCTTCATTCCTCCGGTCAATGGATATCGTCCAAGGTAAGGATGCCATCCAATACGGCGGACGCTCAATCCATAGGATCGGCCATCACGTACGCCAAGAGATACGCCTTTTGCGCCATCCTAGGCATCGTGGCTGACGATGACGAGGACGCTAACATAGCGAGCGGTAATACCGCCCAAAAGGAGCAGCCTAAAGAGCAGCCTAAAAAGGCTAACTCCAACGAGAAGAAAGAGCTTACGAGAGATCATATAAATAATGAGAGTGCCATGGAATCCATATCTAAGTGGATATACAAGAACGAGAAGAAGGCCAAGGAATCCAACCAGTCTTTCTCCGTGGAGAGCCTTATAAACAAGTCCTACATCGTCGGAAAGGTGGAAATGGAATCCATTATCGAGATATACAACAACTATAAAATAAACAATAACCTGTCATGAGCAAAGAACTAGAGCTAAGCGGCAAGACCCCGCTAACGAAAAGCGATATCGAGGCTTTATCCATAGACCTTTTGAACCCGGTACTGGAAGGCGAGGTAGATCCCGTATCACACGTCGTCAAGTTAAAGGCGATGCAAGAGACCATCAAGAGGACGCTGGACGATGACCGGATGAAGGACGCTGTCCTTTCCGAGATCGAGAAATACGGGAAGGAGCGCTCTTGGAACGGGGCCACGGTCAAGATAAAGGAGACAGGCGTATCCTACGACCACTCCAATTGCAATGATCCGGTCTACGCTAGGCTGATCGAGGAAAGGATGCTTCTCGATGCCAAGATAAAAGAACGGGAGGCGTTCCTGAAGACGGTGCCGGATAATACCACGGTCATTGATGACGAGACCGGAGAGATATACACGATCCATCCGGCGATACGGATGGCTAAGATGTCATATTCTATAACATTCAACAAAAAATAATCCACGCATGCCGTGGCTACGGGACGGTGGTTATCCCCTCCGTAGCGAATAACCGACCGCCCCGCTTATAAATCTAAAATTTAAAATCATAAACATTATGGCGAATTTATACGGCTCAATCTGCTTGAGCGACATACCGAAGGAGTTGATGAAAAAAGTAATGACGGCCAAGGGAGAGAAGATCTTCCTCAATATCTCGATCGGGGAGAAAAAAGAGCCTGTCACGTTCGACAACCGCACCTATACGCATTATGTGTCTTGCGCCCCAAGGAAAGAGGAGCGAAAGGAAGGCGTTTATTATGGCATAGGTGACTTGATGGAATCCACGTTCAAGAGCAACATCCCCTCACCGGAGGATATCAACAACGCCCCATCGGTCGATGATTCGGATCTCCCCTTTTAATCATGGAACTATACTTGCTCAACACCGCCGGCGGATTGAGGCCATGCTATGATTCCGACTATGACGAGAAGAAAAAACTCAAGCTAGGTAAGATCTACAAGGCCAAGATAACGCTGGCACGGAACTACGACTTTCTGAAAAAGTATTTCGCCTTGATAAATTGCGCATGGTCTTACCAGAACGAGAAGACCACGGCGCATTTCAAGGAGAGCGTGGAGTGTTTCCGGAAGACCGTCGAGATCGCCGCCGGGCATTGCGATACGGCCTATAACATATCACGTAAGGAATGGATAGAGGTCCCGAAGTCGATAGCCTTCGACAAGATGGACGAGGCCGAGTTCATGGATCTCTACGAGCGTGTGAAGGACGTGCTTTTCTCGGTATTCCTTCGTGATATATCCGAATACGATTTCATGAGAAACCTTTCGAATTTTTAGTCATGAGAAAAAGTGACAGGCCTCCAAATTATCTTATAGATAAGATCGTGAGGCATACCAACATTATTATTACCGCTCCTTATGGCAGCGTCAAATACATGGATGCTGCCAGACTCCTTAAAAAGGAAGTCAAGAAGCTGGAAACCTATAAGAAAAATGAGAGATCTTAAATACTGCCTCAATGAGGCATGCTCTAAAAGACATTGCCTCTGCCATCAACGGCAAAAACATTGGAAAGACCCGTCTAAAAAAGATGGGGAAACTGTAAGGACGGAATCGGCCTTACTTGACGGGAACACCCCTTGCAAGGGGTATGTACCACAATACGAAAGAAGAAAATACAATATTAAATATTAATGATATGGGAAAGAGAAAAGAAGGTTCTTACAACTTTGACAAGAACGTACAAATGTTTTTGGCTTGCGCAAAGGACGATAACCGTCCCGCAATGGAATGCGTATATTTCAAGGGAGATTGGGCCTACGCCAGTGATGGATATATTATCGTCAAAAACAGGATATCCGAATGCTCAAACCTTGACGAAGCCATGATACAGGCGTTAGACGGCAAATTGCTGCATAGTCTATTTTTTAAGGACATGTTGAAATATGATGACATCCTTATCTCTGATGACGGAATAGAGTGCCATAAGAAGAATGACAAGGCGTTCTTCTATTTCGCGGATGAGAACTTAAAATATCCAGACGCAGAGAAAGTGATACAAAATTATCTGGCAAAACCCAGCGTTCCGCTTCCTCAAATATCCTTTAACATGGGCTTATTCGACATAATGAGGAAAGCTTTATATGAATGCGATCGATGCACGGCTACTTTCAAGGGCGTTAACGATGCCATCATTTTTGACAGCATGGTAGAAGACGTAAGCAGTATCGGATTAATCATGCCTTTATACAATGAGGCGTTAAATCAAGAAGCTAATTAATATTAGAGTGAGTTTTCCATAGTATTTGATTTAGGTTAGTTAATGATTATCCCCGCCGTCCGTGAGGATATGCGGGGCAAACACGGTGGTATGGCGGAATTGGTAGACGCTGACAACGCTTCGTAGACTTGGTTGGTGTTATGAAAACAGGGCACCGTTAAAACTAATCACTCCTGTTCGACGCAAAAGACGTGCAGATTGCCAAGCATTGCGGGTTCGAGTCCCGCTACCATCACGAATAACAAATAACAATCATGGATTTCGGTAACGACATTCCGGATTACGATCCGGACGATTTTGACAATTACGATTATGAATGACATTTTTCAAAGCCTGTTATTAACCTTCGGGGTGATAACATTCGTACTCGCTATCCTAGCGATAATTTTTATTGTATTAATCTTGATAGACGACAAGTACAAATGAGGAACATCGAATCACAGACCCAGCAAGCTTGCGTAAGATACTTCCATCTCCAATACCCGAGATACGCAGGATGCTTCTTTAGCGTCCCGAACGGAGGAAGGAGGGACACGGTAACCGGGGCTATATTGAAAGCGGAAGGGGCTTTGGCGGGAGTAGCCGATCTGTTCCTGTCAGTCCCGAATAACGCCCATCACGGTCTGTACGTGGAAATGAAGACAAGAAAAGGCCGGCAACAGGACAGCCAGAAGGCATTCCAGAAGGCGGTAGAGGCTCAAGGGTACAGATATGAGATATGCCGATCGCTGGACGATTTCATCGCACTTATAAAAGACTACTTGAATGGCTAAGAAACCTACCAAGCAACCAGAGCGTATCAGATGCGCCGATTGCGTGAACGGTAAGCCTCACAAGGGTCTGGCCGTATGGTGCGAGATACTGAACACCGGAAGGGTAGCGAACTCCTTCCGGTATTGTGACAACTATAAACGATAACTTATATGAGAACGATCAAAGCGAACACGAAGGCAAACGGGGATATACTCCCGGAGCCTAAATTCAAGAGAATACCCGTAAGGGTTGACAAGAACACGATCATCCTCGTAAGGGAGGGTTTGAACGTGGAAGAGCATCTAAAAAGATTCAAGGACAAGGACAACACGCCACCGGGATATATCCCGTGGTTCTAAAAAAACTTCAATTTGTTTGGTGTTTAAAAAGAGCAATCAATATGATTAAATCATGATAATAGAAATCTTAAACTATCTAAGAGAAAAAAGAGACATCAAACTGAGGATGTCTCTTTTAAGCAAAGCTGGAGGATATACGATACAAGAACTCCCAATGGTATATTCATTCGTTCTAGGAGGTTTCCACTCTTTGCTTGAGTTAAAAGAGTTCAGGGAATGGAAAGAGCAAAAACGAGACAATGAGGTTATCAATCCATCTCAACCGACACCACTATAGCACATCACTAGGATGCGTGTCCTATATTTTTAAAGCAAATCATTTGGCATTTTGAATTTGAGTTGTATCTTTGCAGTGGACCCGCCAGTTCAAGTATTAGAAAACAAGTTTGTCGTAGCTATTTTTATGGCTAGACATGGCGTGTTATATCTACAAAGATATAAAGGCTATCAATCCACATGGGTTACGACACTTGTGTTTTAACTTGGACTTGGCGGTTCGTGGGGCGATAGCCTTTTTTATATACTCAAATTTCATTAACATGCCAAGTCCTATGAAATCTGCGAGTGTAACGAACAACAGTAATTGCACAACCACGTCCGCTCACGAAACGAGCTTCCTATCATGGCGATCCATCGCCAAGCTATTAACCTTCATGTCATTCGGCTTGCTCGAATGCGATAACAAGAACGACGTTATCGGCTATGTCAAGGTACTAATCTTATTGATGTCCGCATTCATTTTAGCCGGGATGGAAGGAGGTGCGTTATGAGCACTCCAACAGCACGTCAACAAACTATCAAGATCAACCGCCTATCCAAGGAGAACGACCGGCTTTCCAAGGAACTGGAGCACGTGAAGAACCAGCTCAGATGGTCTCGCATCACGTCCTCGCAAGAGACGGAGCTAAAGAACTCGTGCTTCTTCTTCATCGCCGCCAAGGGGCTATTCACCGAATGGCACGAGTGGCACGACAAGAGGATAACAGAGAGGTTGATGGACGAGATCAAGAGGACTATCAAATAGCCCTACCCTACTCACGTATTAAGATTTTAAAAGCCCCGGTCTAGGCCGGGGAGTATATTGTATAGTCTAATTATAAACCAAGATAAAATGGATTACAAAGAACAAATCAAAGATCCTAGATGGCAAAAAAGAAGGCTAGAGATCTTTCAAAAAGATGAGTTTACATGTAAGCTTTGCGGGAATTCACAAAAGACACTTCATGTGCATCATATAGAATACCTATCAAATCACAAAATTTGGGAATATGATGATAAACATCTAATAACCTTGTGTGAAGATTGCCACTCGTACGTACATGAACTAAAGGCATTAACGAACAACAAGGCATTAAATATTATATCAAAAGGAGTGCCTTATTCTGACGTGCTATCTTTTATTGAAACAATATCTGAGTTAACAGCAGTTTCTTATAAGATAAAAAAAGAAAGAGACATAGAAAAAGAATGATATGGATAAAGGATACATAATGCTCTCTCGAAAGTTTTTCACGAATGATATATGGCAGGCCGCCCGTGCTTACAATGAAAGCGAAGCGTGGTTGGACTTAATACAGTCCGCACGATTTGAGGCTTCTGAGACAACGTCTCGCATCGGAGGTCGTGAGATTACTTGGGGACGCGGACAATATCCTGCATCCAACAGATTCCTAGCCAAGAAATGGGGAAGGTCTGAGACTTGGGTCAAGGCTACGCTTGCAAGATTCAAGAAGATGGGAATGATACAAACGGAATGCACACAGGGTATGAATGTAATTACATTGCTTAATTTCGAAAGATATAATTACATAGAAAACCCACAGTCAAACCCACCAAGAAACCCACTTAACGATATCGATATAAGCGAATTACAAGCGTTATTAACCCGACTAAAAACCCACCAAGAAACCCACACTGGCGAAAACGGTGGATTTTCACAAATTTTAAAACCCAGTGTCAGCCCAAATAATAATAAAGAAAATACCTTGAGAGAGAGTCTTAATACGCGCGAGGAGCTTTTTAAGAATTTTAAGGATGAGTTATTAGGGGACGAGGAATGGCGCAGATACGCTTGCCAGATATCGGGATTGAGCGTCGCTTTCAATGACCTCATTCCCGGCGAGCTGGATAACTTCCTAGCTTGGATGGTATCCACCGGGGAAGGCGATACGCTAAAAACGATAGATGACGTGAAGAGACGATTCACCTATTGGTGGCAAGGAACAGGACTAAGGGCTTATAATCAAAGACATAATGGAGGCACAAGAAAAGAAACTTTCGGAGGCTATACAAGCCATGCGGGGGCCTACGGAAAAAGAGAGGCTCCAGCAAAAACAGGTGTTCAACCTAGTGAAGAAGCACGCAAGGACTATACAGAACGTTTCTAGGTACGATCTCTCGGACGATACGGAGTACATCAGCCACGCCCGGATGATAAAGGCGCTCGGTTGTAATTACCTAGGGATCGAGAGGCGGCAATTCGAGACAGACAGGGGGAATGACAAGGTTTTGAGATTCCTGTTGTATTATTTCAACGATTGCCCGTTGGCCGAGTCCGTATTCCCGGAGGAGAACTATAAGCTGCACAAGAACCTCCTTATCGTGGGAGATCCGGGAACGGGCAAAACGCTCATGATGCAGATATTCGCCGATTACCTGAAATTGACGGATAACCCCAAACGCTTCGTGAACCTATCCGTGACCCAGATGATGAACTATTACAAGATCCATGGTCACATAGACAGGTTCACGTACAACGAGGAGGCCGGGAAAGGGAGCATGGAAGGGAACCCGTTCGATATCTGCCTTAACGATATCGGTCTTGAGACGGAGAACCAGAAAAGCTACGGCACCAGCCTTAACAGCGTAATAGACGAGTTCCTATACGCGAGGTACGAGATATACCAGTCCCATCAGAAGAAGTATCATATCACTTCCAACCTGTCCGTCACGGATTTCAAGAATCGGTTCGGAACTAGACTGGTGGACAGGTTCAAGAGTTTTAACGTGATAATCCTAAACGGAGAAAGCAGAAGAAGATAACATGGAAATAACAGAGAGATTGAGAAACACCCCTACCGGTTTGATCGTGTTGGTAGGAGACATGAAAATTATCGTGGAAAAGTACAGGCCGTACTATAACGGCCAGAACAAGATCCCGTGCAGGGGATGCGTCTTCCGGGACGAGGGAGCGAGATTCTGCGAATACAGCAAGGCTTGCATGGCCCATATGAGGCCGGATAACGAGTCGGTGGTATTCGCTAAAACAAATAAGGTTTAATCATTCATCATAGTTGAAAGATGCATTCATCTATGATGAGATAAATTAAAAAACAGAGAAAATGACAAATGAGGAATTGAAGAAATATAAACGGCCATTACCAATGGCATTTACGATGCTTCCGATCGATTTCATATATGAACATATCGAGGATGAGCACGGAGTCTACGAGACGGGTATGTTCACCTACAAAGGAAAGGATATTCTCATAAATAAGGAAATGGGTGAATGGCATCTGTCCGTATCCGCCAATCACACGCTCGGATATTACGAACTGAAAGAGATACGATACAAGTTTATGCCGGACAGCATGCAGGTAGCGCAGATATTCCCTCCACGTAAGGAATTTGTTAACTTTCACGAGAATTGTTTCCACCTGTACCAAATCAAATTCGATAAATAAGTCATGAAGCAATACAACGATTGGGAAGAGATCGACAAGGACACGAACGGCCTTGTCACCTCGCTAACCTACATGGTGCTTTTCTTGAACGACCAAGTGTATAACTACACGGTATCACTCATGGAGGCCATAAGGAATAGCGAGCACTACAGGCATAACGCAAAACGGACGGCCAACGCTATCGAGAGGGGGATAAACGCTTATAACACGAACATCTTCCGGATAGCCAAGGCCAACAAGGAGGCGTTAGCCGAGATAACGCAAAGCATGGAGGAGGACGTGCAGCCTCACATAGACCGGTATTACTACACGATCAGCCAGATATTGCTGGATCACGGGGTATCCGGTTCGGCGAACAGGATAGCATCCCTGTCATCCACGATAAACATGTTGGCGCAGATGTCTAGGATCACGATAAGCGATTTCGGCGACAGGATGCGGAAAATCGTCCCGTTGGCCTACAATCCCCTATCCTATCTGGCACTGGACAAGGTAGAGTTCCTGAGCGACCGGTTATCAAGCGAGGTCACGGGGAAGGACGTGAGAATAAACTTAAATGAGCAGCCCGGGATCGTGAAGGCGTTCACGGCGATAAGCAACGCCTTGCTAAGGCCGGAGGTCTTTGAGAAGGCTTTTGAGAAAGCGGGGTAAATTATTAATTTGATCATTATGATTCATGAGCGGAAACAGAAATAAACTTATAGCCTTCAATTACTTTGGAGGTAAATTCACTTGGTTGGAGTATCTGTACACGAACTTTCCAAGAGATTTCACCCATCTGGTCGATCTGTTCGCCGGAAGCATGGCCGTGTCCATCAATTATCCGGGAAGGGTTATCAAGACGGCCAACGAGATAAACGGGGATATAACCAACTTCTTCGAGGTATTAAGGGATCATGAGCCGGAGTTGACAAGGTTATTGCTGTTAACCCCATGCTCCGAACTGGAGTATAATAACTCATGGGAACCTTCCGGGGATAAGATAGAGCGTGCAAGGAGGTTTTACGTCCGTATCCGGCAATCATTCTTCGGGTTGGGAGCGCAACATAAGAACAAGGGTTGGCATTGTACCAAGCAACATGTCAACGCCAAGGGCGGAGAGACTGTCTCCCGATGGAACAATGCGATAGAGAAACTGCATGAGGTCGCAGAGGTGATCAGGGGCAATTTCCAGATCACCAATCTGGACTATAAGGATTGCATTGATCGGCTTGATTTCCCAAACGCTTTCTTCTACGCCGACCCACCCTATCCACTTGAGTGCAGGGCCTCTTCGAATGATTACAAGTACGAGTTCTCTGACGATAAGCATCGTGAGCTTTCCGATCGTTTGCATTCGATCAAAGGCAAGGCAATGATAAGTAGTTATGACTGTCCGTTAATGCGGGAGTTGTACGGGGATTGGAACATGATAAAGTTCCCGGTCAAGAAGAATAACATCCGGAGCAGTGAGGTACAGGAGGTGATTTGGATTAATTATGATTTAGAGAAAACATTGTTTTGACATGAAAGCGAGAATAAGAAAGACTGGGGAGATCGTTGATGTTATCGCCTTCAAATCTTCCGAAGCCTGTCCTGAAAAGGATTGGGTGCGCTATGTGGATTCCGAGGGGCTTGATATCATACAGGAACTCAACGCTCTAGAGGATCTAGAGGTTATAGATAAGACGGAGGATAAAGCCGTTGATTGGGAACAACGCAGATATGAGATTGCAAAAGAAATGATGGCAGCGTTTCTTAGTAATTCAAACAGAGAAGTCTATGAAGGCGCTTTTAAAACACAAGCAGAATATGCCGTAGCTTTTGCCGATGCGCTCATAGCTAAATTGAAGGAAGGAGGTGAATCATGAGAAATAAAGAACTAATCGCTCTATTACAAGAGCAAGACCCGGAAGCGGAGGTAATGATCCGCACGTCCGATGGAGAGTATGAGTACGATCCAGTGGATGTAACATGGGACGAAGAGATAGAATGCGTAATTATTCAGGAGGGGTAAATATGAATCAAATTTGCACGAATAAAAAACAATCATCACGCCTATTAGAGGCCGGGATAAGACCGGAGACAGCAGACATGTATTTGGATGAGTTTGAATTGCCGGTCGCATTTGAATATGGCAGGGTTGAAAAGCATGTGGGTCAAGATATGGCATTCCCGGCTTGGTCTCTATCTAAGATGATAGAGATGTTACCTACAAATATTAATGGATATATTTTGAGTGTAGACTTCGAAAATAAAGGGGTAGAATATTCAATGACTAATTTTTGCGATAGACTTGACTATCTTTACATTAAAGGTTACGAAAACCTATTTGATGGTATAATTGATTGCATCGAATGGCTCATCAAGGAAGGACACCTTGACAATAAATACCTAGCGGTTAAATGCGGCGATTGCCTACTTATCGAGGATGAAGACGCAAGCGGGGACGCTTGGTGTGCTTTCCATCAAAAACTGGTAAGATGCGATAGTAGAGCTTGTGAGGATATTTTAAAGAAAGGAGTACAAAATGCGTGAGATTAAATTCAGAGGAAAAAGTACGACAAGCGGGAAATGGGTACATGGTATGCTTACGACACTAAAGAATTTAGAGACAGAAATGCAAAATATGATAATCATAAAAAATGAAGGAGTATTCAATGAAGGCTCTGCCTCTCCGTTTTTTATGGAATGGGATTACATTCATAAAGACACCGTAGGCCAGTACACAGGCCTAAAAGACAAGAACGGAAAGGAGATTTACGAGGGGGATTTAATAAAAGCTCCAAGCGGACGTATTTATGCCGTTATATTCTCAACATGGAAACATGAAGAGAAAAGAGAGTTTCCCAAAGTAATTGACTTGTATGAACATACAGGATGGTGCATATCCCTAGATGGGGTTAATCCATGTGAACTGCTAGACTTTGAGGTGTGCCAAGGAAGTGTTATTGGGAATGTTTATGACAATCTCGAATTGCTGAAAGGAGGATCAAATGATTAAGGCAATACTACCCGCAGTCATTATGCTTTCAGTAATATTCATATTATCCTCCGGAATGACAATACAGTTTAAGCCTTTCCATATATCTTTTTCCCAACCCTTCTTCGGCCTAGGACTCATATTGATGATAATAGGATTTATGTTATGCTTAGGTTCTTTTTATTTCAAGGGCCGTGATAGTATGGGATATAACAAGGGGTTTGAAGCAGGATGCGAATATGTGATAGGTTTAATTAAAAAAGAAAATAAATATGAGCAAGATTGATATGAGACAGACAGTAGAAGAAGCGGCAAAGGATTACGCCATAAGAAAAACGAGTTTTCGCAAGAATGTTCTCAAAGAAGTGGATGCGGATGACTATGTGCTTCGCAAAGATAATTGTCGTGAGGACTTCAAAGCAGGTGCCGAATGGCAGGCAAAGCAATCCACGTGGGTAAGCGTGGAAGAACGGTTACCGGAAAATCAAGACATAGTCTTGGTTAGAGGTGAGTACGGGGGCAAAGCTACCGCTTACCTACATAGCAAGGATAGCGGCTTTATCGTTTACGGGGAGGACGCTTATAAGGTATTCGGAGAGGTTACCCATTGGTGCCATATTCCCGATCTTGAGGAATAGTATTAACCGAGCCTTCATGGGAAGGCTCATAATTTAAATAACATGTGCGTACTTATTTACGACGGGGATGTAGAAATACAATCCCCTAAACAACTAGAGGATCATTTCCCGCAAATCACGAAAATGATCCCAGCGGAAGGGTATGACAATATCATACCGGAATCTTGCCTGTGCCAAGTGGACATAGAGAATACTCTTGATAGTGCCGGAATAAAGTATATTGAAGATTGCGGGGACTATATAATCATTAATTCATGGGAATAAGCCAAATTGTCCGGGACGAGAGAGGATTGAAAAAGCTTCTTCGATCGTCCACTGGATTAAAAGTATTCGAAGCTAGGTACGTCGGATGTTACAACGGATTTATAAGCTTGTCAGACGAGGCGATACTAGACAAAGCCCATATCACTTTTTACAGGGGAAACTGGGATTGTAATAATGGAGGAATATACAAAATATGTATTTATACCCCTTCCATTGGGAACAGGGCAAATGTACCATACATCCAGTCTATCGTGCGTAAGATAACTAATGCCTTGGATATCCGCTTCGGAAAAGATGGATGGAATGAGTGTAACCGATCATTGCTTGAACGATGGAGACCGTTAAGCAGATTCTCGTTCTATTTGCAGTTGCCTAATTTCAGAGATATCATAACAGGCACATCAAGTGCCAAGCAAGTATAAATGTTAAACGATTAAATATAAAACCATGTATATCGAGATTTACAATAAAAAGAATCAGTTCGCCAAAATAGGCAGAAAATTATTCAAAAAGATGAATTTCAAGAAGGGGCATCCCGCTTTTATCCAAATTGTTAAGCTAAAGGGAAGCGACAAGTTCGCCATAATAAAAAGGACCCCATCTGAGACATTCAAGACACAATGTAACATGGTCGAACGCACAGGGGAAAGAGACACCCCCGGAAAATTTTTTTTCACGGTTCCTTCACTTGAGTACTTCATCGCTATTACCGGTATAAATATTTATGGTTCTAGGATATTAAAAGTAAGAGAGAAAGAAACAAATGAAATTAAATATTTCGAGATATGCGAATAATAACAAGATTGGTAAAACCTCACATAAGGTTTCATAAGAGCGGGCTAATTGAGATATTAAGCCCAGCCGCAAAAATAATAGGTTTGTGCAACTACGATTCCATATCATTCGTCATAGATGATAACGGGAACCTCTATATCCAAAAAGATCCTGATGGTATACGTCCATTCTCTGTCAAAGGGAACCACTATCGTTTCCATTGCTCAAACGTGACCAATAATGTCTATAGGCTTCCCGATATAAAAGGAAAAGACTTGTTCAAGCCTTCTTTGTCTTTCAGGCTTGGAGCAACGGAGAATGAGAGGACTCCAATTATAACAAGACGGATCATCGAGCCAGATCAATAACCTTGTTATCAAACAAGTTTTATCGCTGGATTTATGATATCCGGCGATAATTTTACCTCAAAAAACATGGAAGAGAGCAATATCAGATTAACAGGCTTATCTGCCAATACATCGAACCTTGATTGTAACGATGGAGACTTGGATATATCCTTAAACTTGATATCCGAGAACGGAAGCATGAGAGCGGTGACATTCCCAGAACCATTCCTAACTCTAAATACAGATGAGAACTTGCTATTTGTCCATAATACATCTTCCAGAAAAATATTTATCTGCTCAAAAAGCGATCATCTGATAGGGTTTGAGCTGTCTGACGCCTCTGAAAGGGAAGAAGTCCCCATTGATTACACGCTTCAAGGCGAAGAAAGATGGGAAAAGATCACCAGCATAGGGAATACATTGATCATCCTTACGGACAAGAGAATGTCATATATCTTGTTAAAAGACGATGGATATCAATACCTTGGCGAGAAGCCTCCCTTCCTGTCAATATCATTTGGATTAAGAGGGAATGTCGCTAGATCTGATTTATTCTCTATTGAGTTACCGGATAAAATAGCTGTCATCGATGTCTTAAACAATTTAACCGATAACAATAAAAGAGCTATAACTGATACGGTAATGGCTAGAGCCATAGAATTTATCAACAACAAATCAAGGAGCAATAGCTCGTTTATATTCCCCTTCTTTGTACGATACGCATATAGGTTGTATGATGGGAATTATACCATGCATTCAGCTCCTATTTTAATGATACCATCATCGGACATGGCTCCAATGGCCGCCATTACATACGAAGCCTCAACAGACACCGTCATCGTACATCCCGGGACAGATAGAGAAGAGGAGATGGAGACGTTAGCGATACACACTATTAAAGGACGTGTATTGTCGATTACCGGAGGATTAGACAGGTTTATATCCGAACCATCCTCTAGTCTAGCGTCATGGAACGATATCATCAAGTCTATTGATATATTTATATCTGCGCCGATATACACATTCGACCAATCTGGTAGTATCGACAACATAAAATCATTAAATAACACACAGCTTCCTTATTCTTTTTGGGGCATAGTAAAAAGACCGACAGACAATAAATACGGGAAACTTAATTTCAAGGAAGCGTATCAAAACGCATATTCAGACACACCGGATATATTTGAGAATGATCTTATATTGGAACTGCCACGCAAGGATAACGCAATAGACGATATTTCCTCTATCTCTCTTTTCTATAAAATAGATTCAATAAATATAGACAATATAACCTATGGGGAGAGAGAGGCTATCATTGTAGGGGATTGGGAGAATCTAGAGACAAGAGAAAGACTGGATGACACTTATATCGGCAACCATTCCTTATTGCCATCTTTTATCTACCCGTACAATTCAAGGCTCAATATAGCCGGAGTAAAAGCGACACTATTTGACGGATATCCTCTAGACAGTATGGTATGCTATTCCAACACGGCGGCCAATTCTTTCTCCGTATATACGCATATCAAGAAAGAGGGGAAAGAAATAGTCGTAAAATCGCAGACCAATATACCATTAGATGGGCATATATATTACCTATATTATCCAGATACTGACGCATATCGTATGGTTATTGAAAGAGGTAGCGCAATCGATACCGAGGAGGTTTTCTTATCTCCGCATTCCTTGCTCAATGGCGCATATTACGCAAGGCCGTTTAACGACCTTTCTTTTGGATTTTATAATAATTCAATCGAGACCGAGGACAAGTCAATCATCCAACCCAACAAACTATATACCTCCGAGGTCAATAATCCCTTTTATTTTCCATTGAAAGGGATAAATACCGTTGGGGTAGGTAAAATCCTTGGGATAACTTCCACGACAAGACCTATATCCACCGGACAATTCGGACAATTCCCGTTATTGGTATTCTCTACCGATGGTATTTGGGCAATGGAAGTATCCTCCGATGGTACATACTCAACCAAACAACCTATGAGCAGGGACGTATGCTCAAACCCCGGATCTATTACACAGCTTGACGGGGCGGTCGCTTTCACGTCCGAGAAAGGCATTATGATAGTATCAGGAGGAGATACCACGCTTATATCCTCGATCCTCGATGGCCCAAGCCTAGATATCGCTTCTATCAAATCCCTGTCAGAGATAGCTACAAAAGAGCTTCTATCAGGAGAGATAAATCAGATGACACCTTTTAAAGATTACATAAAGGACGCATTTATGGCCTATGATTATCCGAACGGGAGAATAATGGTAATAAATCCTGATAAGGTATACGCATATGTCTATTCCATTAACCAAGGGACATGGGGCACGATATCATCGGCGTATAAATACGCTGTTCCAGATTATCCATCGACCTTTTTACAAGCAACCAATAGCAAAATAATAGATCTATCCTCAAAAGTAGATAACGACAGCAACGACAATAAAAAGGGAATTATCCTTACAAGGCCGATTAAATTGGGGGATGACATGCTAAAGACTGTCAATAATATTGTTTGTAGGGGAGTTTTCAACAAGACCGATATATCATTTATCTTGTACGCTAGTACCGACGGGATCTTTTATTTTCCCGTCGGAAGCGTTATTGGCCCGTATCTTTCTAGACTATGCGGAACACCATTCAAATATTTCAGGATTCTGATCACCGCCAATCTGACAAGGAAAAAGTCGATATCCGTCATATCCGTATATTATACTCCAAAATGGAGAAACAAGCCTAGATAAACAGATTAATCCTCCTCCTTATCGGACCGGTCCTCAATTCTAGGGCCGGTTTTATCAAAGACAGTTGTACGCTGGCTTTTTCCAAGTAAATAGTAGCGTCCTCTGGATTGGTCTTCTCAAAGATAGAGTACAATCCGTAGCAAACAATATGCTCGTGCATTAAGCTCTTAATGCGGGATGTCGCGGAATAGTTCCAACGTAAAGGCATATTGAGATTTATCACATAGTCTCCTGATATATCCTCTAGACTGTTAAAATCCTCCAGCCTACCAACATTTAGGTATCTTGAGCATACATGCTTTATGTTATCAAAGGCGGAAGATAATGCCCGGGCAACAATATCTACGTCCGGGCCTTCCTCCGGTGTTTGTATATCCGAGGCTTTATCCATATTATCCGGGGTCAATAGCCTTCTTCCCGTAACATGCGCTATAGCCTTTATATCTGCCATTATCTCATCCTTGTGAAGGACAATCCGTACATTTGCCATAAACTTGATTGAATATATAATTATCTAATCCATAGTCTTTTCTGTTATTTCTAACCGGGGATACACGATATAATAGCGCTCCTCTTATTTCTGACGATAACGCTATCGCCTTATCATTATAGGTCTTGACTTTTTCCGGTAATTTTAGCTCAAACCATCCAGATAAGACAATTGTAGCCAATAAATCCGAAACCAAGTCGCAAATTCCTCCCTCAAGCCTTCGGTCAAAACGCTCTGGCATCTTTACTTTCAAGGAAAATATCTCTCCTCTGTCAGTCTCTATAATATTATGTTTTACCGTATCCTTGTCCAGATAACGAATGCACAGAGATATGACTGTGTTTACAGCATTCCTCCAGAATGTATCTAAAGTATCTTGATCGTATTCATTGGCCCATACCTTATCATACAAGGTCGATCCGTCCTCCATGTTTATAGAGGAGCCTGTTATAGAGGTTATCTTCTCCACTTCCTTATAAATATCTGCTTTTCGAATAGTTATGTCCATCATTTTTTTCTCAAAGGAAGTGAAATCCAGAATATTCTAACGATATTTCTTATTCATAGAATATTCATGGCTCATCAGATGCCTGATCCTAGCCTTGACCTCATGAAAGTTTATAGGCTCGAACGACAACGATTCTATAAGATGATCGATCTCATGTCTTATAGAATCGCCTCGTTCCTCGCGTATGTTTTTTCTTTTTCCCATTTATGATCCTTTTTCTTTGTTCCTCATGACAGCAGTCGCAAACGAATAATCTTATCTCGTCAGCGAGGGCGCTTCCTATATATCCCGCAAGATAGGCGACAGGCTCCGCTCCTACCTCCATATCCATGGCCAAGCATATGTGATCTATAAGATGCCTTGTCTCATGTAACAATGAATTGGCGAACTCACGATAGGAGGATGTACGTCCTATGACCATGACGGACTCACGCCGCTCATAGTTCGAGTACGTGAGTCCCGTATCCAAGGAACAAGACATCATATTATCGTATGCCTCATGTAGCTTATCCATAGGACATCCTATATGTTTGAGCCGCCTGATTATCTCTTTTGTTCGATAGCATGTGACATGGAGATATACATGAACGGTCCAATCGTGTCGTTCTATATGGATATCACGCCTTATCATCGCTTTAATGACTTGAATTTACGTTCTATGGCCCTCCGTTGTTGACGGGGCAAGTTGGTATTCCTCAAGCCACCCACCAGATCGGACACTTTGTTGAAATCCCTATCAGGCATCGATGCCAACACTTCCCTAGGCGATTCTCCCTTTAGGATGCGTAAGACGTAATTCCATCCGTTCATAACATATCCTCCCATATGATAGGCGTACCTGACCCGATACAATCAGCGTAATATCTGGTGAATACCATGCCTTCATAACCATCTGGATCATCTATCACGGCCTTGACATACCTCGCTAACCCTTGCTCGTTCAAAGGCAATCTGGATTGAAAATCAAACAGGCACATATTAGCGACATAGACATAGTCATACCCCTCGGACTTATTTAGCTTGATACCGTATTGCTTCAATATCTTATCCACGTCCTCCTTGGTATAACCTCTAGTCTCTTTTCTCTCCCCGGAATCGTCCTCCGTCCACATCCGGGAAACGGCGAACTCGCACATGGCCTTGGAGAAATGCCAGCCATACGCCTTTAAATATTCTCTCATTCCCGTAGGGAACTTATCGTATGCGTCCAATCTCATGATCTGCTGATTTAAGAGAGGGACTTTCGCCCCTCCCATGATTATTATTACCTACGTCCACGTCCGGATCCTCTTACTCCCCGGCGATTGCCATAGCCTCCCCCGGATGATCCACGACCGCCGCCACGGTTGCCGTAGCCGCCACGTTCCCACATCTCACGGAACTCGTCGTCGTCCTCGAACTCATCGTCATCGTCTTCCTCCATACGGTTGCCATAGCCTTCCATGGCCTTCCGCTTTCCTTCCTTACAGCCAAGCTTATAGGCCTCCTTAGCCAGTTCCAACATATCCTCGTCTTCCATGGCGTCGAATTCCTCGATCAGCTCTCTCAGTTTTCTGCTATATGTTCCCATATCACTCTGTTTTTTTATTATTGTTATTATTACCGTTCACGGAACCGACAAGTTGCTCCATCATGGCAACCAACCTTGCGTTAGCCTCCTTCAGATCGGACATCTCGTTTCTCATGTTAGCGATCTCACTCTCCCTCTCCTTCTCCCGGGCAAACTCAGGGTTCAGTATTACCAGCATCTTCTCGCACCCCTCAATCACGGATTTATGGTAATCGATGCTGTCAAGTGCCTGTCGGCTTTGCTGCATCATGGCGTTGATCTCCGTATTCAGGGCACCTAGATCGCATGACACAACCAGTTTCTCCCCGTTTGTAGTGGGGTAATCCGTAATGGTGACGTCGGACAAGACGTTGGAGAAGCTGACGTTGTCCTCACCTACCTTGGCCTTTATGTCCACCACGATTTTAGCTTGCGGACCATACATATTGAAATTTGGATTCTCCGGTCTCGGAGGGGACACGCTGACTATGCTTCCAACCTCACAAAACGGCGTATTCCCCTTATGAAGGATATATAAAGGATTTCCTTGTCTCTGATTCTTGAACATATTTCTTGGTTTTTATGAGAGCCGGATCGCTCCGGTCTCTCGTTGATACTCTCTCACACCACTCCCGTCATTATCTGGAGCGTATTATTGCCCGACTCATAGTAACACAAGTAGATTCCGGTGCCGGTTATATCGGATGCCGTGACATCTGCGCCGTTAATGGTCGTTAGCGCCTGCGTGGAGCCGTTCGTGTCAAACACTACCGGCAACGTCCCGGTAGTACCAGCCGGGATAGGCTGGGCCAGACGGAACAAGATCAACCCGCTAAACGGGGCTGACAGGAACGGGTGATTGCGGAAGGAGAAACGAACGTTGGTCGTCCCGACCGTAACGCCCGTGCTCTCCAAACGTGGGATACCGTTCTTGTTCGCCATTATGAAAGGACTAATGAATGCCATAACTCTTTATTTTTAGGTTATTAACTCATTATCCCCATCCGTTGCCGAAGTTTCCCCAGTTACCGAGACCTAGGCCTAATCCGTACTGGGCGGCCACGCAAGTGGGTATGCCTACCACGGGGGAGTAAGGAACCTTTGCCACCTCCGGCTGGTTACACTCGATCTTGGCCAATCTTGAGCTCAAATCACCCAAGGCGTTACCTAGAGGGGCGGTCTGCGCCTGTAGAGTAGCGGCGAAATAGGCGTTCTGGTTGCTTTGGGAGATCTGTCCTTTCAAGGCTAGGTTCTCCGCCGTCAAGCGATCCATCTTGTCTTGTTGATACAAGTTCTTGAAATCACGAACCTCGTTGATGATATCACGGGTGTTCTGCAGACCTGAGTCACGGAGAGTCAACGTGTTGTTGTTCATCGTATTCACCAGCGTGTTTGTCTGGTTGCAGCTAGCCAATTGGTTCTCGTAGCCCATCTTAGTGATGTTGTTGTTAACCGTGCAGCAGCACTCGGCGATCTGGCTCAATAATTGATTGTTACCACTTTGGACGGCATTAATGATTTGTTGAGAACTCATGCCTACTTGGTTACCCACGCTCTGGATCTGTCCTTGGATCTGGCAGATAGCGTTTTGTAATTGCTGGGTAGAGCAATTCAAGGAAGATGACAATTGACTGATAGCCGTTCCGTTTCCTTGGATAGCGTTCATCAACAATTCACGCCCAGCGTCATTGTTCAATTGAGCGGGTAATCCATTAGCCCCGTTGTTGCCGAAGCCGTTGCCACCCCAGCCTCCCCATACGAAGAACAGGAGGATGATCCAGATCCACCAGCAACCACCACCGCCCCAAGCGTCTTGATTGCCCTTATTGTTCATCAAAGCCGCTACCAAATTGGGGTCCAATGATTTTCCACCGCCACCCATCAAGCTCGGGAGAAAGGCCATGATGTCAAACTTACTTCCACCGGAATTACCTCCTTCGGGAGTACCGATAAAATAATTTCTATCCATTATCTTTAATTTTTGTCGTTAATCCGGCACCATTACCGGACACGACAAAAATCATGAGAAGGGCTTTGCTCCTAAAATAATGATTTGCTAGTCCTTTGCTAATTCATTGCTAATTTGTTGCTGATAAGTTATGAGCATCCAGCTACGATTGTATTTGCTAGGGAAAGTATTCCTTACGTAATTGACAGCCTGTCTCGTCAATCCCGTAAGCTCCGATATTACGGTATCCGTGTAGCCTTTCATCGTTAGATTCATTATGACAAGATTCCGTGCGTCAACGTACTTTTCTCTTTTACATGAGAACATCATTATAGGATCAACCCCACACACCTCACAGGCGATAGAAATAACCCTTCTGTAAAATTCCTCTACCTTACTCATAACTTTTTTATAGATTTTGTTAAACAAAATAACTCCACGTATGTTTTATAGGTACAAGCCCCGAAAAACATACATGGAGTTATGTCTTTCCTCCGGAAGGTAGAAGAGTTGGAGGAATAGGGGCTTTATTCAATACCCGCCCCTATGGGTATTACTCACCAGATCCTATAGAATCCTCCTATACCTACATAAGGTGATAGTCCATGCTTTCCGATCCCATAACCGGCTATCGCGCCGATTCCCCATCTACGGGGGGAGATCGTCTTGGTTATATACTCAGTCCTTCTATAAACCTCGATGTAGTCAAGATTAGGCTTATAGCCGGATATTGACAGCCGGTAATCATCCGTCTTGTACTCCTTTTGAGTTATGGGTACCGGAACATATACAGGTTCCTTTACCGTGTCACCGTCCAACGTGATATAAACAGGGAACGGCTCAGGTATTGTTTGTACCAGTGTCTCATAGACCGGGTACGGGATGCTGTCATGTATCGTATCCACCTTGGCGGACGTGTCGGTCTTGGATATCGAATCACTAGCCACATCCCCCCGGATATGGTAGCCAGCCGTGAAACTGGCTACCAAGCACACTAGTACTAATATTACTTGCCAAGGTTTCATATATTGCGATACTCCTCCTCGGCATTAAAACACGGACACATCTTCATCCACTCGTCCGGTTCAATCTTACCGTTACCGTTAAGATCCGGGGATAGGTCACGATGACCGCAGATCCTACTATCCGGGAACTGTACGACCAAATCCAACAACAGCCTTATAATCGACTGTCTCTGTGCCTCCGTACGTGTATCATCCGGATTCCCGTCCGGATCAAGACCACCCTCATAGCATATTCCTATACTGTTCTTGTTATATCCGGTCACATGAGCCGGAATCAATTCCAATGGACGCATAGATACTATCTCCCCGCTCTTCCGGATATAATAGTTATAACCTGCGGAGTTGAATCCTCTCGCCTTGTGGTCTCTCTCTAATTGCTCAGGGGTATAATCCTTATCTACCCTAGTGGCCGAACAATGGATCACGATCAAGTTGATTTTCCTGTTAATCGTTCTCATATCAATTATTTTTTATACTTTTATGCGCTTTGTTAACTTTGTTCCTCTATCATAACCTGTGACAGGCGTGATAGAGGCGTTTTTTACATCCAGCTCCCCTATCCTTTTGGATCTGGGGAGCCTTTTTTATTCTTTGTCTTGTTATACTCATCCAAGAAGTTGACCTTGCTGATAAACTTAACGGCGGCAACCCAATACAAGAAGGCTATCACCTTGTTATCCGGGAATACCTTACCCATGTTCTTCAAGACATTGGTCCCGTAAAACCATATCATCGCCCACGTGATCCAAGACACGAAAGCCTTGGCGTTATCCTCCGATATATCCATCATCACGCCTATCCAGAACGAGATGATTATGATCAGGAAATAGACTAGCATGTACACCCAGCTACGGATGAACTTGCTCTTCCGGAAATCCCCGTGATCCGCAGCCAGACCCCAGAACGTATCGATGAAGGCTAGCGACAGGATCACCACCAAGAAATTCTCGATCGGCGACACGAAGTCCATCGCCGTGACAACGGCGGCTATGGCGATGGACTTGGCCCAGTTCGCTAGGTCGGATATGTAGGAGAAACGGTACATATTATTTTTTTTAATCACAGTATCCCAAAAGATCGTCCCATACGGTCCAATCATCGGTATATTGCAAGTTTATGCGATTCATATAATATGGGTTACTACCTTTTGATATTAATCCCATTGGCTGCGAGGTAGTAGCCCCAAACGATATGGAAAAACCATGATCTCTTTGCACTTTCGAACTCATGGGGGTACCCCATTCAAAATTATTACCCATCTTGTCACAAAATATCCCCCATCTGTCCAACATCATCTTTCTTCCCTCTTCAAGATGCGCTCCAAGTTCCGAGTATTTGTAACAGCCAATATAAAGGTTGTGGGTGAAATCATGTAAAAACACACTATATCCCGCATTATTCGCCGCACTTACAATTTTGTCAGTGTCTTCATCCAAGGCTTTTGATATCATTAGTGTTGTCGGCTTAATTCCAAATTGACTAAACAAACCTCTGAATTTATCATTGGTAAATAATTCTACAATGGAATCGTCAAAAGTAAGTAACAATGACTTATTTGGTATTTTTTCGTTCCGACCGTATATGTAATCATCTAATTGCTCAAGTGTAATAGGCTTCCACCCTTTATTTATGGCTTTTTCAACAAATGTAATAATCTTACCTATCCCTGAGTAATATGCGCCTTGCATAGGGTCGGTGTATCCATCCGGTTCATCTACTAGATGATGCATTACGGTAACGCAAATATGAGGAGAAAAAGAGCTGGTTTCTCCTAGATCATACTGAAGATTTCTAAGTGAAATATTTGCGCTATTCCCATCCGAATCTCCCCCTATATAGCATACACCTTTGTATACTATATCTGTTATTGGCGCAGGCCGATATACATTAAATTTGTAAATACCATCAAGCGTAGCTCTTAATGTATCTGTTGCTCTATCACCGTCTATATATATTTCTACTGTGTGCCATTTCTCGTCATTTAAAGGAAGATACACCGGAAAAGCGTCCCAATGACTACCTGCGGCAAATCCACCTCCCGGAGAGACGTTACCATTTGGAATCTCTTGGCAGAAATATATTTTTTCAAATAATAATAAATCTGACGGCAAATGTTGTGAGATACATCTAAAATCAAATTCAAAATCAGTCAAATTAGCATCTTCCTTTATTGCATTATACAGATCGTTCAGTGTAGAATAATCTCTTAATACAAAAACCGCAATATCGCTTGTTGCTAACTCATGCTTTATTTTAATTTCTGTCCCATCATTACTTATTATTAGGTCTTGATTCTCAGCTATAGTTGGATCACCGGTAAATCTTATACTAAAAGCATCCTCACCTCTAAAAGCCTTTGTAGCTATATCATCGGGAATATGGTCTACATAAGCATTATTTGTGTCAGACCCCCATGTGACTCTTACTCCCGAATTATATTCAGGTATCGTGCAGTTAATATTTACATTATTTACACTAAGCGTCTTATTGGCTGGTTTTCCCGCGATCAGATATATATTGAACAACTTATCGTATTGCTGGTTCCAAGAAACGTTGGTAACTGGAATATCCAATAGTTTTATATATCTAGGTTCCCCGGCATTCATGTTAAAATTTGCCTTGAAATCAAATTTCATACGAAACTTAGCACTCAATCCCAGCGGAAGTTTATAGATGGCCCCTGCCGTATTATATTCTCCAGATACAAGTTCTATTCCTCGTTGTTTACATTTGCTTTCAGTAAATGAATCTATAGATAGATTGTCATTATTTATGATTGATTTTGCTACTAATTTATTTGTAGTTAGGTTATTGACAAAAGATTTTTCCGCAAAACTCACATCGTTAATCCAGACTACGTCCACACTGTCTAAAGTTTTCCACGTTTCACTAGTAGGTTGAAATAGCAAACATTTATTACTAACACCCTCAAAGGCCCATTTACCGCAATATATTCCATTTACGTATATCCACGCAGTAACTGAATCCTGTTTTATGTAACATTCTACATTAAATGTGTCAGAAACAATTACATCAAACGTTTGCCCCGTGTCTGATCTTGAAATGTTTAATCCTGTATAGGATCTAGTGAACCTGATACTTTTATTAGCTATTGCATAATTAGGATCAATTATACCAAACAGGTTAAGTCCAAAACTTCCATTTGCTCCTGTTGAGGCTTTTGGGAATGATAATTTAATGCAGTAAGTATTTCTTAAAGTTAAATCCAATGGGACAACCTCCCAATATTCGTTATATGCAGTAAAAGTAATGTTTGTGGCATCCCCTTTATTCGTGTAGAGTTGAAAGGCAGAAATGATTGAAGGATTTAATGCCGCTTGATCCACTGTGAATACGTGATTATCATCAACCTGTGGTTCACTCAAATTTACAATTAAATTAAATACAATATCATTTCCTTTTATGGTTAATGCGATATTTTTCTGTTCTTCCTCTGTCATGGCCTTAACCACTGTACTCAATATTTCTGTTGTCCCTATGGAAACATCATCAGCACCATCATTATAGAAAATCCCTACACGATAGCGCAACGACTCGCCCTCTCCAATTCTACCAAAATACTTTATATAAAAACGCTTGAGACCTTTTGAGGTAAATAGTGTAAAAGCATCGCTAGTATGTATTCCTACAATCTTTATATAATCTTCCATTCTAAAATTTACCGAAGATAGAGTTGAGGTTCTTTCCCACATTACACTTGTTAAAGGATAAATCCTTACCCAATTTTTTATGACTTCAGCAAAATTATAATTATTTAATTCTATAGTATCGTCTAAAAGTAATTTCCAAATCTGCCAACCGGTTGGTGTGCAGTACGTAATCATCATTCCCGGAAAGCGCTTACTAACAGGAACAAGTTTTGCGGCTTCTCTAAACGTTGCATAATCAAATTTTTTAGTAACGGCTGATATGTTATAAATAATATTGGGAATAATGTCTTTTTTTAGACTACTTTCAACAACATCCGTGCCAATCCACGCCCCCGCCTCATGATCAGCCGTGAACTCGTACAAGAGACCGCCGTAATTAACGATATCGCCTTTTACGTAGGGCTTGGTATCGGAGAAGACAGGGTACGTGTCTAGGCCGACGATGGATGAAACAGCCTTTTGGCTCATGACCTCCGTCTCGCTATTCCCGATCGTCTGAACCACCCCGGCGGCTATGCTTTGGAAAACCCCGTTATCTACCCATCCTGAATCGTTATACACGTACATCCGGTATATAGGATTCTTATGCTCCGAGTCCTCAGCCGCGTACGTAGGGCCTACCATGTAGATATCACCCTGTTTCACGCCCGTAGAGGGCAGGGCTGACGATGTAGCGACATACCCTTTTATATACAGGTCTTGCGTAAACGGCTTTGACAGGTCTGACCATGTTTTCTGATCCCGTGATATCTGGATCTTATTGTCTTGATAGCGGAACCAAGCGGCGATATACTCAGAGATCTCATACCATACCTCTCCATCATACGAGTATCGCAGCTTGTTATTAACCGTGCGAAGCATGGGAGTAAGCCCGTTGTCCCCTTTAGGCCCCTGTGCCTTGAAGCCAGTATCAACTCCATCTTGAAACCAATTGCCGTTAGAGCCTATGGTTATGTTACCCCCGACCGGGAGGGCGTCCGTTATCCTAGTCCAAGAGGAGTCAAGACGGAAGAAATCATCGGCGATACAAAGATCATAGGTGAGCTTCTCGGTTATCGTCTCCTCGTCAAGGTTCTTGTAAGTGATTATGATACCCTTCCTTCTCATCCAGAAAGGTAACTGTATACGGGTATCCCCAGCCGATCCCATCCAAGGCAAATACACGTTGTTGCATTTCCACAATATGGAATCAAGCCTCTCTTTCGTCCTAGCGTCATATACGGCCTGAATGTATGTCAACGGATAGATAGGAAAACGCTCGTTCTTATCCTTGGCCAGCTTGTCTAGCTGCTGTACGCTATCCCTCTCGTAACCCTCGCAAATATCTTTTCGCTCTTCCATGATGTATCGTGCTTTAGTTCGTTATACGTAAAATATGCTGTAGCCGGCGTTAAGCCTCAAGATCAAGTCTAGGTCGTTAGCCCTTACCCAATCCTCGCCTTCCTTCTTGTAAAGGGCCAACTTGAAGACGCTTTTATTGTCCCACTGATCTAATTTGTAGATGTTCCCGGCCAGATAGAAAGGCTTACCTACCCTTATGCGCTGATCGCCGTTCTCCGTAAGATCGATGTTCTTACGGCCTTTGTACAATGTCCTTACCTTCGGCTTGTAAACAGAGAATACAAGCTTGAATATCTTTCTGATGATTTTGTATATGAATTGTCTCATGATTATAATGTTTTAATGGTTATACGGTAGCTCCGGTAGCGTCGACCCAGTTCGTGCCTGTCCACCAGATTGGTTTGTTTAAAATTGTATCATAATATTGAAACCCTTTTTCATCTATACTTAAATCAGTTGGTCTTGAATTGGTTGAACCTATAACTTCAAATTTACTTTCAAAACCAGTTCCAGCATTCCTCCATCTCTCTCCAGACCACACAAACAATTTCCTTTTATCCCAATCATAATAAGTAAGACCTGTAATACTACCAGTTTTAGGCATATCATTTGTAGATCCTGCAATAATTACACTTACAGCTTTATTCACCCATTTCGCATCTTCCTCACCGGATATTTTTACCCTTTGAAAGTTAAGCGGGAGAGATTTTTCTCTTAAAAATCTAGCATAATTGTAAGCATCATAAGGAATTTTTTCAATTGATTCTGGAGTATCTTGTTCTAACAAGACATAACTAATACCGTTAATTGTA